GTTTTTTTAATTAAATATTCTTTTGATTGCGTCTTTTATTTTTTTTTTTATTTCAACGTTCATTTTCAAATTGATTTTATTATTAAATATTCAAATAAAAATAATATGAATTTCCTATCAGTGGAAAGAGGAGTTCTTGGCACAACGGCTGCTTCTCATAATTCTAATTCATTAATTAGAGAAGTTAGATACTTTAATTTTGAATATGATAAAACTCCTGCTTTAAATGTTAAAAATCCTTTTATTACGGGTATTTTATTTGAAGATCCAGATGAAATAAATATTCTTCATTGGTCTGCATCTCCCTTTAAAGGCAATCTTATTATTTCTGCCTCTGAAAGCATTGGTGCCAACAATATTGCGTTTGCTGAGGGGACTAACCCAATCACAGAAAAAGTTGCTTTTACATCCATTGCTGGTATCCCTATCCAAGTCTCAGAAAATAAAAATCAAATAATTGAGCAAAAGGCTATTAATTCTGAGAACAGAAGAAAATATGGTCTTAAAGAAATTGTAATAGATAGTCCATTTATTACTAATGCTGAACATGCTCAATCTATTGCTAATTTTATAATTGAAAAACTTTCTGAGCCGATTCCAATTCTTGAAGTTAATACAGTTTTAATGCCAACATTACAAGTTGGGGATAGAATTCGTATTACTACTCTTGATCAATTTGATATAATTAATAGTGATTATTGGATTATATCTATAAGCACTTCTGTTGGTAGTGGATATTCTCAAACTATGACTTTAAGGAAGGTGGTGTAATGCCTAGTAGCACTCCAGAAAGCGGTATAAGATTTTTTAGATCTGGTGGACACAACCATGACGGTGTTTCATCTTCTCTTATTGATTTTAGTAAATACAGCATTTTTGATTTTGGTACAGATGTAACAACTTCTAATCAGGATAATGCTAGGGAGCTATCTCGTACTAACAATCGCAATAGGTTTGATCAATATATTGCTAACTTTATATCGACTCAAATACTTGCTCCTGCTGGGATTGTTTTATTAGAGAACTCTGTCCAGGGTCGTCATATCGGGGCTGATGAAATTACTGCTATTCAGATAGCTGCTAATACTATTACTGCTAGTGAAATTGCTGCTGGGACTATTACTGCTGATAAGCTTGCTATTAATGTTGTTCAAGTCGGAGATACAATTAGCAGTACTGGCTATGTGCTAGGGACTACTGGTTGGCAGATTAGAAGTAATGGTAGTGCTGAGTTTAATAATAATATTGTTGTTCGTGGTCAGATTGAGGCATCTTCTGGTAATTTTAGTGGGAATATTAATGCTGGTGGTACTTTCGCTAATGGTTCAATAAGTAATGGCGCTATCACTGGTGGTTCAATTAGTATTAATGGCGGTGTTTTCAGTGTTGCTTCTAATGGTCTTTTAACTGCTACTAATGCAATTATTACTGGTAATATTACTGCTGGTTCTGCTAGTACCATATCTGGTAATGCTGTTACTGGTGGTACTATTTCTGGTACTAGTTTAAGTATTGGTTCTGCTAATACAATTTTCAAAGTTGCTTCTAATGGCGCTCATTGGTCTGGTAATGCAAATTTTGGGTCTGCCCCTTTTGCTGTTACAGCAGGTGGGACTATGACTGCTCAAGCAGGTTCTATCGGGGGCTGGACAATTGCTACTGATTCTATAAGTGGTACTAATGCTACTTTGTATTCAAATGGTTATATAAATGCTACTGGGGCTAACTTTGTTAATACTGCTATCACATCTGGCGCAGCGGGTGCTGGGTTTGGTGTTACAACTGCTGGTGTTGTTGCTATTGTTAACGGAGCGTTGGCTGGGTATTCTCTTTCTACTTCTGGTATGACTTTTGGAAATGTTTCATTGGCTGGTTCACTTATTGTAGGTGATGGGCTTACAGGTAGTGGAGCTTATACAACGCAAATAACTGGTGGTAGTGTTAATTTTAAAAAGGGTGGTGTATTAAGAGGTACAATATATGGAGAAACTTACCTAACCAGTAGTACCATATTTTATAACTCAGATATTGCACAATATAATGCAAGCACTTTTATTTTTGGTTCAGGAACTGCATCATTTTTAGGAACTCCAACATCATCGGCTTTTGCTGGAACAGTGATGCATGCTGCTTCTGGATTAATATACAAATATACTTCAAGAAGAGAATTTAAAAAAGATATTACACCTATAATTAATGGAATTGAAAAAATTAAATTATTAAATCCAGTAAATTATAAACTCAGATACAACCAAAACGATTCAGAACTTAGAAAATATTTAATGGAGTGTCATACTCAGTATGGTTTTATTGTTGAAGATATTCTAGAAGTTGATCGTGATCTAGTAATATTTGATTATTATGATGATGATCCAGCAATTCAGGAGTATGATTTTTCAGATGAAAACAACTTTACTGCTACAATGTATGATGTTAATGGTGTGATTAGTATTTTAACAGCTTCTGTAAAAGAATTGATTGCAAAAGTTGAAAGTTTAGAAGCTAGAATAGGAGAATAAAATGGCATTAAAAGATTATGGCAATGGTAAAAATAATTTAGGTTATCTTAATAAGATAATTAATAATACTGACAATTACGGTGTTTTTTCTTTTGCTGCTTGTGCAAAAATTAATAAAGATAATCAGTCTGAAGGTCGGTGCGATTCTGATTCTATGGGGCCTGTTTGTATTACATGGGATGGCAAATCTGCTTATAGTTTACCTTTGAATATATCTTTAAGTGATTTAAAATTTTTAAAAGTAGTTTTAGATTTTGCTCCTGATTTTTTTATTATTTATAGTGAAGTTCAAGAAAAAGAATGCAATGTTCTTAAAAGAAATTATAGTGAACTTCCTGAATGGCAACAAAAAGCTATTGATAATGGATGGGTTAATTCAGATAAATATGTTCAATCAGAATATTTAGAAAATCAATTAATAGCATTGCATCCGCAAAGGCATGCTAGAACTCTTGGTGAGTTATTTAAGCTTATTATTGAATGGAGTATTGTCAATAAAGAACCCTTTAATAATGAAGAGGTTCAAAGCGTAATTTCTTCTAAAATATTAGAATTAATGAATATGCCAGAAAATGTGTATCAAGAACTTTTGAATAGTTTTCCAGATACGCATGTTTCTTTATATTTACAAGGCAACCCTGATGCGACTCAAAGACCTAGCGATGTCCCCAATATAACCCCATTATTTGAGGAATGGATTGAAGAAAAGCTCTTGAATTACCAGTATAGAGGACCAATCGTTTTTTAATTAATTTTGTAGTATAATGGAGAAGTATGGCTTACGAAAACTATAATTTTGTATCTTGGAGTGATGGCACTCCTATAACTAGCCTTAGGCTTTCTCAAATGTCTACTAATATTGAGCAGGTTAAAGATGTTATTGATGATAAAGCTTCTGGGGTGCTTAAGTTTAATCAGTTAACAACTCAGTCGCCTAATGCTACTGGGTATTCAGATTTTACTGAGCATGAAGTAATTTATTTAAAAGATGAGTCTGGGACTGGTGGTTCTGATAGACGAGTTAGTATTGCTGAAAATAGATATTATAAAATAACTGTAAACATTCCTGCAATTTCTGTGCTTTCTGCTGGCGCAGAGGACTCAAAGTATGTTATAAATCTGTATAATGGTTCTAACATAGCAGACGCTGGCAAGCAAAAACTTGGATATTGGGAGATTACCCCGCATACATTCACCTTTGCAAACGTAGCAATGGGCTTGCCAGCAAACATAGCAAACGAAGCAATCAAGTCAAACACTTACCCAAGTAAAATAGGATCGGGAACGTATACTGTTTTACAGACTACTGGTTCTTCTTTGACTAACCAAAGTTTCTTTCTTTCAGTGTCCAGAGTTGCTGGCGCTAATATTGTTAATGCTCCTAATTGGAGAATTGAAGGTAACTCCAGTGCTCCTATTCAAATTTATGTTGAAGATGCTGGCGGTATCTAAAATTGCATGCTAGAAGGGAATTAGCTTCTAAAAGAAAAGATATAAGCTGGGCACCAAAAAATAATACTGGTTCTAATAATCCTAATTTTGCTGGTGGTAAATACATTGATGATAAAGGTTATGTAAGAGTATTACTTCCAGATCATCCCCGGAATATTCGTGGTTATGTTTATGAACACAGACTTGTTATGGAGAATTATCTTGGTCGATATCTTCAGCCTTGGGAAACAGTTCATCATATAAATGAAATTAAAGTAGATAATCGTGTTGAAAACTTTTTTGTTTGCACTCACAAAGAGCATAGTGCTCTCCATATGGAAGGCAGAAAACCTAATATGAAGCAGAGAGATAAGATGAGAGAAAATGTTAAAAATACTAAGCCTCATACACAAAAGCGTGATTTTTCTAAAAGAATAAATATGCAAAAAAAACTTTCCTAATGACAAAATAATACCTACGGTTTGTGGTACGATTGACCCAACCCGTAGGAGGGACAATGAAGAAATGCGAAGGCAAGAATTGTGAACTTGAGTTTGAACCTAATTCACCCAATCAAAAATATGCACAACCCTCATGTCGTAAGTCAATGGATGTACTTGGCTTATGCAAATTTAGAAAGGAAAACGGAATCGTGGACATTCCTGGTTTAGAAACTTCTAGTGATAATGTGAGTGATGCTGCTCTGCGTGTTGCTTATAGTAAACTTCTTTCAGAGTATGAAAAGGTAAAGAGTAAGCAGGATGAAATTGCTTCTGCTGTTTACTCCGCCGTAAAAGATACAATTGTAAAACAAAAGCCTGCTGAAATTGACAGGAATTTTTTTGCAACTAAAAGTAAAAAAAATAATAAGAATGAAGAAGTAGCAGTTGCAGTCCTAGCTGACTGGCAACTTGCTAAAGTTACACCTGACTATAATTCTACTGTATGTGAAGAACGTATTGAAAGATTTGCTCAAAAAGTTGTTGATGTAACAAATGTTCAAAGAGCAGATCACCCAATTAATGAAATTCATATTTGGTGTCTTGGCGACATTGTTGAGGGCGAACTTATTTTCCCCGGACAAAGCTTCTTAGTTGATGGTGGACTATATCGTCAGGTAACTGTTGATGGTCCAAGAATTATGAGAAAGTTTATCAACAAAATGTTGGAAAACTTTGAGAAGGTTGTTTTTGTCGGTGTCATTGGTAATCATGGGGCTATTGGTGGTCGTTCACGTAGAGATCATGATCCAGAGACTAATGCCGATAGAATGCTTTATCGCATCATTCAGTTGATGTACGAAGATGAAAAGAGAATTAGTTTCCAGATCCCTGATGGTCGTGGAGAGAGAAATTGGTATGCTATTGACTCAATTGGTAACTATAAGTCAATGTTGATTCATGGTGATCAGTTTGGTAGTCTCTCTACGCTGTATGGCTTTCAAAAGAAAGTTTATGGCTGGAAAGTTGGGGCTGTACAGGAAGATTTTACAGATGTTTACTGTGGACATTTTCACACACCAACTAAGATGACATTTAATACTGTACAGTTTAGAATTTCTGGTAGTCCAGAATCTACAAACACTTATGCAATGGAGAGCCTAGCGGCCATTGGGCAACCATCACAACCGCTAATGTTTGTTCATCCAGATAAGGGTATTGTAACAGCAGAATATAACTGCTGGCTATAAGGAGATAATATGAATAACAAACTATATAAAGATATTGCTGAAAGAGCACTGTGGACAGCTGCCCAGGCATTTATTGCTATTTACACTGTTGGTGGTGTTGATGAAGTTAAGTCTGCAAGTGCTGCTGCTTTAGCAGCTGGCATTAGCGTTCTTAAAGGTTTTCTTGCAACTCAAGTTGGAGATCCTAGTTCGGCATCAACACTAAAAAAGTAAGGTGATTAAGTTCTCAGATGTATATATGCGCTGCATTAAATGCGGTGGTAGAAAATACATTGGAGAGCAGTATTATAGTTTAGGACAATACTGGGTAGATGTTACATGCATAAAGTGTAGTCATTCTGCTGATATTCAAGTTGATAAACTAAATAAAATCTTAGAAAAGATAAGAAATGATAACAAATAAAATTATAGAAAATAAGTTTTATTTATATAAAACACTTATTGTAAAAGTAAAAAAGATTCATCGCTCTTCTAACAGTGTAATTGTAAAATTCCTGTTAGAAGAGAATGAAGAAATTGTCCCCCTCAATGGTGGTGAATTACTTTTAAGTCGTTTGTACACTATTGGTGAGTTATCTAAAATTACTGGTAAAAGATCTGATACAATCAGAAAATATGAAAAGAATGGATTGCTTGCCAGACCAGCATTAGAAGCAGAAAAAAGTGAGGCGTATAAAAATTGGCGGTTTTATACAGAATCCGATGTTTACGATGTGGTAGCATTCTTTTCTGGCAGGAAGTCTGGAAGACCTGCTAATGTTAAAAACAACAACATAAGAAACAGTATTGTTTCTTTACGAGAAAAGGTTAACAAATTATGATTGACAATGACAAAGCAGAAATTTGGGCATCGGTAGGGATCACCAAGAACCTTGGTAATTATGAATCTCTTCGCCTTGATGCTGGTGCTAAAATTATGGCATCTTCAATGGAAGATGAATCATCATGGAAAAAACTTTGGGCTGCTCTTGACGAACAAATTGAGGCAAAGCTTAAAGAACTTGATAAGTGACATGGCTTAGCAAAGCAGTTTGCTCACAAGATGAGCATTCACAAAGATGGTTGTCTTATAACCTTCTTGATATAGAATACGCCAAAAGTGGTTGCGCCAAGTGCACTATGCACAAACAATGTTTAACTAACGCTTTCAGTAGCGATAGTGACGTTGTTGTTGGCGTAATTGCTGGCGTATCCGAATATGAAAGATTAATTATCAAATTTCAAAAAGATGGATGATACCAATGTCAATTGCTGGTAGTGATTTAATTCAAGCGTTTAAAGCAGTGTGTGAATCTGAAGGTAAGTTGTTTATTCCAGATTCCCCTCGTCAAGAAGATATAGCCGATAGCATGGCAAAGCATTACGATAGTGATGATTTACTTAATGCTATCAAATTATATGTAAAATCAGAATATGGCCCAATGCTTGTTTTTGATTTTGCTATTAAATCAAGAGACTTTGTTGATAAAGTAAAAAAAGAACGTTTATCAATTGATAAATTTAAACAAACAGTTGCCGACACAAGAAAGTTGATTGAAGAATATGAACTATGAAATGCGATTGATTAACTCAATTGTTGAAAGCGGTGACATGGTTTCCGCTGTAAACGAGGGAGTTGACGGTGTATTTGCTGAGTATCGGGATATTTGGAATTTTATTCTAAGTCATTACGAT